GATGGTATTTTCTATCCTGCTGTTTTAGTCAAAAGCGGTGGAACTAAATACGTTCCTATTTCTATCAATAGAGAACAGACTACTATTAAATATTCTGAAATTCTCTATCAAGATGGATATGGCAATGAAACACTTGTTAGAAAGCCAGAATCTTTTGTAACAGCGGGTTGTTGGGAAGGAACTATTATCATCGATGTTTTAGCTCGTAGCTTGAGAGCTAGAGATGACATAGTGGAAGCTATTGGATACTGTTTTACTGAAGTTCATTTTGACACTTTGTACGATGTAGGGTTGATTGTAAAGCCAATGCAAGTGGGCGCTCCCTCTGAAACAGATGACCGAAATGATAAGCTATTTAGGCAAAGTATCACATTAGATATAAGAACTGAGTGGAGAAGAGAGATTCCGGTAGCAGGTGTAATTGACGCGATCATGTTCACCGTAAGCTTCTCGAATTTCTCGCAACCGCAAACTCCTGCCGCAGCGAACCTAACCGTCAATTCCCTAGTAGACATGAATGATCTATTACTAAAAGGGTAAAATAGTGGTTAAATAGGCGTATATTGGAAAGTTTAAGCCCCTGAAAGACCAAGAAAATGTGTTAATATAGCATCCCAGGATAGCAATATTAGAACATTTTAGTGAATACAATCTACAAACCGAGTGATAAGGATTCAACATGCCAAATATACCAGGCGCAACCAATGTCCTTCCAGGACCGTTTACAGACGTAATTACCGCATCCGCTGGGGTAACTATTCCTGGAGGATCACGTGTTGTAGCAATGATCGGTCAGGGTTCGACTAATGAAACCGTTGTTGCCACGGCTTTGGGTGGCGGTCAAGACGGTTTGAACCCAAGTTATACCTCTTCCCAAGGCGCAGACGGTAGACACTTCCAGCTCAGCAACTTCCCACTAGTTTCCAATCGTACGACCTTATTCAAGAACGGAGTTCCCCTAGTTGGTCTAGAGGCATTGATTGATAACAACCCATTCAGCTTTCATTACGATTACAGAATTGATATCAGCACTGGTAAGATTGAATTACAAAGAGCCCACTTGGTTGACCAAGGTGGGGCTTTCTATACTCCACTCTCTACTAACGTCGGTTTAGGTTCACTTAATGGTTTGGCTTTAGTAAATCCTAATGCTCCACCAGAGACTTGGACTATTCGTTGCGTTAGCGTTCAGCGTAATGCTATGAACCAGCCAATCGCTGGTACCGCTAAGTTCTTGGCTTTCGGTAGCGTATCTGGTGCCAAACTAGATGCCAATGGTAACCCAATCGTTTGGATTGCTAATAACCAAGTTGTCAGCAATGGTATTTTAAGCTTCTCAATTGCAGAAACTCAGGTTATGTCGGTTGTTACTTCTCCATTCCGTGAGGGTGACGGGTTCACTATCTTTGTAGCCAGCGGAGTTTTGGTTAGAAGCGATTCTTTGACTGCTAACTACATTCCTACTTTGTTCTTGAACGATCCAGTTCTAACTCAAGGTATGAACGACGTTGTGTCTCGTCATGGTTCTCCAAGCTTAACCAACAACCTTTCTTTGGGAGCCCAGCTCTTCTATGCTAACGGTGCATCTTCTTTGATCACCTGCCAAGCTGCCCCTCCATTACCACGTAGAACTTCTTACATCTTGGATCCTTCTGTCAACGCTTTGTCTCAGAATTCAGATGATTTCATTTTCCCATTCCCATTGGGTGTTGTCCCTGATTTTAACTCAGATATCCACGTTTTCGTAACTAACCCAGCAACGGGCACTGAGAAGCAACTTCTACCAAACAAGTTGACCTACTATACTTTGGATACTTCTGGACAGCCAACCACTAACCAATTTATCTTTGATAACAACCAGCCTCCAGCCGGATTCTCCTTCTACTACACTGTTAAACAGTCTTATGAGACTTTGGTAACTGGATTCGATGGATACATGGCTCGTAGCGGCCCTCAGACCAACTTCGGCCTCTTCTCTTCATCTGTTCTCTTCGATTCTACCTACATCGGCAAGGCTTTGAAGGTAATCGATGCTCAGAACGTAGCCAACATTGCAACCTACTTGGTCACCAACGTAGTCAATGGACAATTGGCCGTTGAATTGACCTCTGGTTTGCCAGCCCTAACTCCAACTACTATTTTCCCTGACTTCACCACTGAGTCTTCAGAATCATTCCAGGTGATTGATCCAAGCACCGGGCTTCCTGTTACGGGTGGCTCTGGTACAGATGGTACCCTAGTTGCCTTGCTCAACACAGGTACAGCTACTCTACATTCTGTTGCTGTTAACTTCAACCTAATTCCAAACTTACTTAATCTCAAGTTGAAGATTAATGGATCTGCGTTTAACAATGGTCTGTACGATATCATCGGATACAGCTCAGGTAGCAATACACTAACCATTGCTAAGGCAATCGTTAGCGAGCATAATCTACGTTATGAAGTACTGGACCCAACTGCCGTCAGCAACTATTTGGTCTTGAACCACAACGTTGTTCCAAACGGTTACAGTTTGAGAGTAACTATTGTAGACTCTAGAGATGCAGCCTTCTATGATGCCGGATGGCTCAACGCTTTGGCTGTATTAGAAACCATCGAATGCGATATTCTAGTACCTTTGCCAGATCAGACCATTTCAGTTATATTCCAGAATTGCAAGAACCACTGCTTGGCAATGAGTAACATTGTCAACAAGAAGGAAAGAGTTTTGTTCATCGGAGCAATCCAAGGACTAACTCCAGACAACTTGAGTGGTGCTAAGCCAGCCGCCGTTGAAAACATCGGTATTTTGGAAGGTATCCAAGGAGAGACTGTCACCGATATTCTCTCAGGCAACATCGAAGACTTAGCTAACTACTCAGTAGCCGCCGCTTATGGAAGCACTTATCGTGTAGTTTACTTCTACCCTGATCAGATTGTGGTACAGGCTGGAACTGAGAATGTTTTGATTGACGGATTCTACCTAGCCGCTGCTGCCGCTGGTTTCGAGAACGCCGATCTCAAGCTTGAAAATCCACTCACCAACAAAGTTCTCTCTGGATTCACTATCCTGAGAAACAAGCAATTCTCTACCCTCATTCTACAACAGTTGGCCGCTTCAGGTGTCACCACCTTGCAGCCAGTTGCCGGTGGAGGAGAAATTGTTTGGGGTATCACAACCAGTCAATCTGGATTCCCAGAGGAACAAGAAATTTCAATTGTCTTCATCAGAGACAGAGTGGCCAAGGTGCTCAGAGCAGTGTTCAAGGGATTCATTGGAACTCCTCAGTCCCCAGATACCGGAACCTCTCTCAATGCAACGGCCGTAATTACTTTGAATTCTCTAGTATCTCAAGGTCTAATTACTGCTTATAAGAACCTCAGTGTTCAACAAGATACAGTAGACCCACGTCAATGGGATATTGCTGTAAGTGTTCAACCAACTTACCCACTCAACTGGATATATATTAAGGTATCAGTTGGTCAATTGACTAGCGCTTAATATAACTTAGGAGTATCATAAATGGCAAATAGCAATTTACAAGGAGCTGCCAATACAGGCTCTACACTTACGTGGAACAATGGTACTAACAGAACCAGTACTGCTATTTCCACTAACATTATCATTGCGGTAAGAACACCCAATGGTTTTACTCCTGTAGGCGCCGTTCAGTCTCTACAAATCAACGAAAAGCGTAATATTAAGATGATTGATGAAGTTGGAACTGACGGTCATATTGACTCCGTGCCAAATCAATCAACCAACATCACTGGCTCTTGCCAACGTGTTAGATTCGATAGATTGAGAGTTGCTGAAGCTTTCAGCCGTGGATTCGTCCACGTAGCTTCTCAAGCTTATCCGTTTGATATTCTAATCTTCGATAAGCAAAAGAGAAATCCAGCCAGCCAAATCACTACAGTTATCAAAAACGTATGGATTAATGGTATTGACTATACTTACCAAGTTAGTGACTGGGTAATTACAGATACCATGGGCTGGGAAGCTGAAAACATCTTTAGTATCTTGGGAACTGGCAATCAGAATCCACAACTTGGTGGTACTCCAGTTGCACAGGGTGGGGAAATCAACATCACTCCAAGCATCGTACTTGGTGGTCAAACTGGTAACGTTCCAATTGAACAACAGGTTGATACTGGTGCTGCTGGTAGAAGAGGATCTTTGGATGCTGCCGGTCTCCTCGATATTGGTACTGGTACTCCTCCAA